CCTAACTAACGTTAAAATGCAGTGTGAAGCCATGCTGTGTACTTACTTGCTGAAGCCAGCCCTCAAGGAAACTTGGGGAAAGGTGAGCGGAGCAATCCGCTCAAGCACAGAAGCCTGTGCTGCAAGTGTGTGTACGCTGAAGACAGCGTGTGTGTTGACCGGCATCGTCGGTTCGTACGTAATGTATCGCAAGCGTGACGTGTTACGAGAAAAATACGGACCAACTTTGCAGTCGTGGGTCATTATGAAATGTAGTGGTAACAGATCAACTGATTATCGCCAACTATTCAAAGATATGACCACATTACAGACAGTACAACATTCAATACCCCGAAATCATAGTCATCCTGACGCAGCTAGATATCGCTGCAAGGCCAACTTGCTGATGCAGCAATTCATATGCCGCACTGGTAGAGCCCAATATTCAGTTTCTATGAGTAAATCTGAGCGAACGAACGCTGTTAAAGGTAATCGGTTGTATCATCATGCTAAGGATCTACAAATGAGCTGTGGCAATGACAAAACTAGTGATAGTGATGTCATTACCATGACGGATGTGGATTACTATGCTGATATGCACCAATATCTGAGCGGCAATCATGTGTTGTTATACACGTTCGTGCCTCAGAGTGTGGCCGGAACAACGGCTGATGGAGTGTATTGTGTCAATGGAAATCAATTGACAATGATCGTACAGGGAGGTGCAGTTTATCAGCATGCCTTGTGGGATTATGATACTGATCATTTGGTGATTGACCACTGGTGGGGAAGCAGCTTTTATTTGGTTGAACAAGTAAATGTTAGCGAAGACCGCCGTGTGATTTATCTGAACCCAATTTGTAATGTTTACGGCCCTTGCGGATGGTTCATTCCGGGCAAGCGCCTTGAACGACGTGAGTTGTCAACACATGGAGTGCCTTTTCAGAGGTACATAAAAACCGAAACCAAGGACTCGAAAGTGGAAACGAGCTGCTATTATTCGTTTGCGAGAGGTGGAGAATTTGTGAGTGCCAATGTGCACGCCCAAGCTTTCTCTGCTGCAATGACGAGAGTTAGTCATACGAAGGAACCCCACCTTAGTGATGTTGAGAGAATTTTCAACACCTATAAAGTGGAGAATCCTGTGCTAGCTGCATCTTTATTTTTTGACATTTATGTCAGAAATCCACGGGTGTTTGATAGATTGCCACCTATCATCACAGATTGCACTGATCAACATTCTTATCAGAGCATTGAGGGACCATTGGTTACCGAGGATGGCAAACCAAGTATGCGCGCAATTTGGCCGGGGTTTATGAAAACCGCGTTTGCACCAGTCAAATCATTGAATAATGATCACGCATGCTTGAAGGGTCGGATGGAAGAACCTAAGAATCGACGTGCCGCATTACCGCCAATTACATTGACGTTTATGCGAGAGTTCGTTGAGTTATTAGTTCCCCAACCGTTGGTACACACACTAGCCCCAGAGGATTTTGAATTTATGCAGAAGCGTTTTTCAAAACCGACTCAACGTGCATTAATAGCACAAGTTGAAAACACCATGATTATCGATCGAGTGTATGTTAAATCATTCCAAAAAGCCGAAGCTTATGGGAAGATCACAGCACCACGTAATATATCAACATTACCTATGGACCACAATTTATCGTTGGGACAGTTCATGTATCCTTTTATGCAACATGTATTGAAAAACACACACTGGTATGCCTTTGGAGCTCATCCAAATGTCATCAGTCGGCGTTTAGTAGAGAAAGCACAAGGGAAATCATATGCTGTAGAAACAGATGCCAATAAGATGGATGGTTCCATACAAGAATTCTTTCGCGACATTTTAGTATCATCATTTACTCGAGCATTTGGGTTGATGTATGCCGATGAAATTACTCGCTTAGAAAAGAAGGAAAGGTATGTTAAGGCCAAAACTGCGTTTGGAGTGTCGTATGAAACAGATGCCACCATATTGTCAGGGTCAATTATTACTAGCGTGCTTGGATCTATCACCAATGCTTTTATAAATTATAGTGCACTACGACTACAGCTTGATAAACAACAAGCGTGGGACGCAATGGGCCTATATGGCGGAGACGACGGATTGACATTCGATTTACCACCCGATAATCTAAAATTGACAGCAGCGCGTTATGGGATGGCGTTTGATGCCGAAGCCACCATGTGTGGGGCACCTGTCATGTTTTTAGGTCGTTGTTATATCGACCCTTGGACCACACCACAATCGTTTGCGGATGTTAAGCGTCAATTCCAGAAATTACACTTGACGGCAACCCCAAAATTTGTGGCAGCGGAACTTGTCTTGTACCGGAAAGCAACCGGCATATTATGCACGGACTCAAATACACCGTTGTTGACAGAATGGGCACGAGCAGTTAAAAGGATTGTTGGGAATGTTGAAGGGCA